GAGTATGATTAAGGCAGCTCATAAGGATGATACTCAAGCTAAGATTGATAAGCTGACTGATCTTCAAGAAAAGCTTCGTGAATTTAAGTTGGCTTAGTAAATAGTTGTTGCAATAGAATTTAGTTGTAGTATACTGAAGCTTCAGCTTCTGAAAGCGAAGCTGACTGAAAGTATAACGAATCATTCAAGGTGACGCCATAAAGCGGCGCACCTTAATTTTAACGTTATGTACCAAAACAATGTTTCCTCAAACAATTGTTGCTACTGTTGTGAGACAGCATGTTGTAAAAAGAGAGAAGAGTAGAAAGCAGGTACTGAAAATAAAATAGCTGTAGCGGCATAAAACCTCCTGTGTTGTTAGATGTAGTTAATAATTAGTATTTAATGGCGTTAACAAAAATAGCCAACACTGCAAAAAGAATGGCTAAGGCAATAATGAATGCGATAAGCATTGCTAAGAATTCCATTGAATCCCCTTTATTATTATTAGAAGCAAAGGGAGGAGAGTTGCTACTTGACGTAGTACCTTATTTATATATAATTAGGAAATTCCTATTCCTAATTAAGCTTCCTGTGCTTAAGTTATTGAAAACCAAGAAAAAGGTGCTCTAACACCTATTCTTGAACCCTTTCTTCTCTTCTACTCCTCTCAAAAAGCTAGAAATAAGAACTAAATATTATAGCACGGAGTTGACTTTCTTGTCAATTTCTGTGCTTATTTCTAATCCCTAGTAAGTCTAGGGGTTATAAATACATAACAATCGCATAAACTCAGACCTCCCTGTCGGTCGGCTGGTTATGCAAAACGTTATATCCATCTAACAACGCAGGAGGACATATTAACCTAACAAACAAGCTTGGCTTACCAGAAGCCATCGTAAATGCAATAAGAGCTGTACAGAGTCAATATAGTGGTTCCAGTTCGTATGTATCAGCATCGAGTATTACAACTCCTCCTAGAATCTTCCATCTTCAAAAGAGATATAGTTCTGAGATTACAGAAGATGTAAGTGATCTTATTTGGAGTTTGGTTGGAACGCTCATGCATTCACTCCTACAAGCGGGAGGTGAGCAGGAAGATCATGTTATCATTGAGCAACGCCTATTCAAGGAAGTACTAGGCAAGAAATTCTCTGGTCAATTAGATCATTATTCTATAAAAGATAAAGTATTGACAGATTGGAAGTTTGTATCATGCTGGTCTGTAATGCACGACGTGAAGGAAGAATATATTGCACAATCAAACTTGTTAAAATATCTCCTTAAAGAAGCTGGGCATGAAGTTGAAACAGCTCAATTAGTGTGTATAATTAGAGACTGGTCAAAAAGAGAAGCTAGACTGAATAAGAACTATCCTCAAGCCCAAGTGCAAATTATAAAGCTTCCTATCTGGAGTGATGAGGAGTGTAAAGAGTTTTTAGAGCATAAAGTATCTGAACTTCTCAAGTATGAAGATACCCCAGACGATGAAATCCCAGTTTGTAATTCTAAACAGAGATGGACTCAAGGAGAGTCCTGGAAGGTAAAGAAGAAGGGCGGTAAGAGAGCTGTAAATGGAGGAGTACACTTTTCAGAGTTAGAAGCTAAGATACATGCCTCTCAGATAAAAGGAGAAGTGTCTTATCATGCAGGAGAAGATAAGAGATGTCTTGACCATTGTAAGTGTAAGCATTATTGTTCTTATTGGCAATCAAACTATGGAGAAAAAGATGAGCCTAGCAACAGCTGAAGAAATAGTAGATCATGTAATAGAGTCTCTTTATGTAGCAGCTAGTATGAAAGAGATGGGTTTGATTAACTGGGATGAAATCATGTTTAAGAATGCAAAGTTACTTGAAGAAGCCTCTGAACATATTCATGATGCGATATGGGCAGAATACGGAGAGAATAGACAATGAATGAAGAAGATATTATTGTAAACAACGAAGAAGACCTTGAATCATTTTACAAGGCGAAAGAAGAATATGAAGAATGGCTTGAGAAGCTAGATTCACGCAAGCAGGAGGAATATTTTGAAGGAACTGACTAAAGATATTGAAGTAATTTTTACATGGTTTATGTTTACTACAGGAACGGTAGCAGCTCAGTTCTTTTTTGCTAGCCCTGATTGGGCAGCTACTATTAACTTAGCGTTTGGATCAGCAGGTTTTGGAATTGCATTAAAGATGCAAGGACTACTTAAATGATCCACATTGAAATCAGACGTAAAGATTCCATGATAGAACATTACTCTTGTGTAACTTATAAAGTGCGAGATTCAAACTATCTGTATCTCTACAATACTCAAGCAACAGTAGCTCCTACTTCATTGCAAGAGATTGTACCTATCCATGATAAGGATATTATAGACATTAATTTCAAGTATGAGGGTTAGCAATGAGTATTTATGATGTGAAAGTTACATACCTGAATGAAGACACTGATAGATTTGTTGTAGAGGAAGAATATCTATATGATAGTTTTAGAGCAAATGAAGCTTATTGTGTTCTAATGGAAGATACTCAAGGTAATTTAAGGCTGATTAATTTGAAGGCTGTATCTGATATATACTTTCAAATTCGTAATTAAACTTACAAAGGAAGAATGAAGAAACGATACTTCAAAAAGAAAGAAAAGAATTTACCTAAAGGGTATGATAGCGGCCTTGAATACACTCTACACCAAACTATCTTAAAGGAATTCAATCATCATCCTGATAAGCTAGATTATTATATCTGGCATACTTACGAACCTGATTTTGTTCATTCAGACTATCCTCATATCCTGATTGAAGTTAAGGGCCGCATGCATGACTCTAGTGAAAGTAGTAAATATAAGCATATCAGAGAATGTAATCCTGAATATGAGATTATATTTATATTTGAAAAGCCTGAAACTCCTATGCCTTTTGCTAAAGTAAGAAAGAAGTGTGGAACTAAATTAAGTCATGGTGAGTGGGCTACAAAGAATAAGTTTAGGTGGTTTACGAAAGATACTTTTCCGGGGATTGATAAGTTATGATGGAAGATTCTCTAACTATTTATACTATTTTTGATACTAGGAAAGAGAAATATTGGGTTACAAGAGATGGAGTGGCTACTTGGACTCTTCCAGGTTATGCAAGAAGTGCTTGGAATAATCAAAAGCCTATAGTAGATTATCCTGAATTGATTATAGAGAAAAAGAAATATCATACTAAAGTGAAGAACTTTAAACTACAAGATATATTTGTAATACATAGTTACACCTATACTAAAACCAATATGGAAATTATCAAATGAGCAGACAAATAGGTAAGATTAGAGTAAGTGCAGGACTGATAGAAAATAGGGACATGGATGTTCTCAAAAGATTCATATTAATCAAGTTTATGCCGATCAGTATAGATAGTCTGAATTCTTATGATGAGTATATCTACACAGGCTATAGTGATCATTTTCAGCCCTTAGATATTGGAGAACAGATTCCTTATTATAGGATTAATTTAGAAAAAGCAACAGTTACGAGAGATGTGTAAATGAGAAAATACTATTGTGATTCTTGTGGAGTAGAAGTTAGATCTCTGAATGTATATGAAGCACCATGTCATCTTTATCAATTTAAAGGTAAATTAGGTTATACTGACAGTGAAGGTAATCATATCTCAGGAAAAATGAATCAAGTAGAATTATGTAATAAATGCTGGAACGTTGCTCATACAGCAGCGTTAAAAGCTATAGGATTACCTAGGTAATAACAATTACATCCAACAACAAGAGGTAGTAAACAATGAGTAGTAAAAGTCAGCAGTTCCGAATTGCCAAGGGCAATACAGAGCCTAAAGGCTCAAAGTCAGTACAGTCATCTAATAGTATCCGCAAATTCCATACAACCCGCTGCCCTACTTGTGGCAATATTGATGGGATTATTGAGCAGATTAAGAATTATGATTGTCGGCGGGACGTTTTAGAATGGCAGAAAGAGGGTCGTACTATCTATGAATACATTCAAAAAGGTAAAGAACAAATTCCATTCTGTACTTGTATTCCGTCAGATGATCCTGAGTTTGAAACAACTGAGAAGAAATAATTGAAAACTATCATAGCAGGAGGTAGAGACTTCGTCCCTACTCAAAAAGATGTAGACCTTCTCGATAGCCTTTTAGATGTTATTACTGAAGTTGTTTCAGGTAAAGCTAAAGGTGCCGATAGCTTCGGAGAAGATTGGGCTAAACAGAATAATATACCTGTTAAGGAATTTCCTGCTCAGTGGAATAACTTCGACCTCCCTGTAGTTGTGCGTAAAGTAAATAATTACGGAAAAGAATATAACGCAGCAGCGGGCTTTTGTAGAAATAAGCAAATGGCTGAATATGCAGACGCTGTGGTTATATTCAAAGGAGGTAAAGGTACTAATGATATGTATCAACAAGCTAAGGAACATGGATTGAAGGTATATGATTTTAGAAATTAATTAAGAGGTATTAATGACAAGTCATCTTGTGATACCTGACGTACAATGTAAGCCAGGATTAACATATGAACATCTTACAGCTATAGGGAATTACGCTGTAGCAAAACAACCAGAAGTATGGGTGTGCTTAGGGGATTTTTGGGACTTTCCAAGTCTCTCTTCTTATGAAAAGAAAGGTAGCAAGTATTTTGAAGGCAAGCGTTACAAGGACGATTTAGAGGCTGGTCATGAAGGGATGAGAGCTTTATTGCAACCTCTCAACGATTACAATGAACGCAAACGTAGGAATAAGGAAAAGCAGTATAAACCACGAATGGTATTCTTAGAGGGCAACCATGAATTTCGCAACACTAGAGCTGTAAATGAAGATCCTCGCTTAGAAGGAATTATTGGGAGACAAGACTTTAAACTTGAAGAGTATGGGTGGGAATTCTATGAATTTCTAAAACCTGTAGTTATAGATGGAGTCAGTTACTGTCATTATTTTTATAATCCTAACACAAGTAAGCCTTATGGAGGTTTAGTAAGAACTAGACTTAACACTATTGGCTTTTCTTTTACTCAAGGTCATCAACAAGGTAAAGATTTAGCTGAGAAACACCTTGCTAATGGTAAGACATTACGAGGGTTAGTGGTTGGTTCCTTCTACAATCATTTTGAAGATTACCGTGGTCATCAAGCTAATTCTCATTGGAGGGGTTGTATAATGAAGCACGAAGTTGAAGATGGCAATTATTGCTTGCTAGAATTATCCATAGACTACCTTATTAAGAATTGGTATAATAGAGATTAAGAATGGAAGAAACAAACAACGTAGTACAAGCACGATTCCGAGAACCAACTAACATTGAAGCTTATATTGAAGACCTTCAACAGAATCCTCCAGACACTATCTTCTCAGTGATGGTATCAAACGGTAATTTATATTATTCATGGTTTGGTATCTCCACTTATGATGAAATTGATGGTATGATAGGTAAGTTGAAGAGAGCTGAGGAGTTTTTATTGAGTGCAGATGTAGGAGAGGAAGAAGAATGATTGATAAAAATAAACTCCACGAAGGAGTAGGAACACAAGAACATTATATGTCTTGTCCAATCCAACCTATCGAATATATTCTTGCAAATAATCTAGGATTCCTTGAAGGAAACGTAATAAAGTATGTCACTAGATTTAGAAGTAAGAATGGTATAGAAGACTTGAAAAAAGCTATGCAATACCTTGATTGGTTGATTGCAGATGAACTTAAAAAGGGAGAGGTAGTATGAGTAACGAAAAACAAATAGTTATCAATTTGCAAAGTCTTAGGCAGCATGTTTCAGACTATCTTAAACAAGAACAAACTTCTGAGCATATAGAATATATGAGAGGTTTCTACAATGGCGTTGAATATATGTTATCAGAGGAAGAAGAAAGGGAGGCTGTTTATATAGCAAAAACAGACGTGAGAATATCCCCTTGTGATGATAGGGTCACAGATTTTGATATATTGCTGGCTGCAAGAAAAGCTGAAATTGTCAACATGGTTAGACAAGCAACTAATAAAGAGATGCGGAAGTAATATGAGTACAGATTTATTTAGATTTCAAATTAAACTCCTAGGAGAAGGTTACGTTCAAGTTCCTAAGACAGAACTTCGGGCTAACACCTTCGCTATTGAAGGAACAGATGTATTGGTAAATGAGGGTGCAACAGTCACTCGTAACATGTTTATTGAAGATGGTTCTTACTTTGATAAGTATGTAGAAGAAGTCAAGGAAGTTAAGACTCCGAAAACAAAGAGTAAAGTAGTGTTAGATGTATCTCCAGACTTGACTACACAGATTGATAATAGTGCAGATGTGGAGATCAGTAATGACTCAGCATCTTGATGACATTATTAACAATATCAAGGATGCTATTGAGCCAGACGATTTCATTGATCGTCTTGGTATCTCAGCAGAAGATCTAGCAGAACGATTGAATATTACGATTAATATGCTTTGTGGTGTGTATAGAGAAGAGATTGCAGAAGATCTTCAGTTATTTGAAGACGTGTATAATTTTGATACAGATGAAGGAGGGTGTTAATGAAGTTGACTAAACAACAAGCTGAGTATCTACCAGCTATCCGTTGGCTCCTAGATCAAGGACCAAGAGCTTCAGGAAAAAGTTATTTACTAGCTTGTGTTTATATAGAAAAAGCTATTAAGTATAAACAACCTATTTGTGTGTGGGATCATAATTCTGTTTATAACAGCGGTATGAGAGCTGATAGTAGATATATGTTATATATTATTGAAGCTATATTTAATTCAGACCCTGAGCTTTATGAAAATTATGATTTGGAAATTTCGGTTGTAAGGCAGACTATCCGAATTGAACCTAAAGTAAATTGTAATATGTTAAATATTTCTTGGAGTTTTAAATGAATGAAAGTTTGATTGGTCTTGCCGAAGGCAATGTGCAGAGCCTAGCGGCTCAGTTTGATCTAGTAGAAACTTCCGGCGTTTACCCTCATAAATGGGAAACTAAGAAACATTACTACGAAGGTACTGCTGTAGATCGTCTATGGCAGCGTGATGAGTTATCTAAAGTTGAGACAATCCGCTTGTCTTGTACTAGACAGAAGGTTAAGCCCTCTAGTAAATATATGCCTCATCAAAGTAAGAGGGAAATGGAGCGGCGTAAGAATGGATGATGAATATGTTAAAGTGTGTTTTTTCCTACCTAAAAGGAAATTAAATGATATTATCAACAGTGATACAATGTCAGATAATTTAAAAACGGATACCATAAAAATTCTCAACCAAGGAATTAAAGGGAATTGCTTTGTTTTTTCAGATCTTTACCATACTTATAGTGTAAGTTTAGATTTGAAATTTAACTCTCTGGAAAGAACGGATGAAAATAAAGGCATACCGCAAATTAATTTCTTACCTACTTAATGAGAAAGGGATGTAGATGAAGCTTGGTGAACTGGAAGTTGATGTAAGATTCAAACTTACAGAAGTGCAACTCAAGATTCTTGATGAGCGTATTGGGAGGGAGTTTCCTCTCCCTTCTTACGCTACAGAAGGTTCTGCTGGATTAGACTTGAGAGCTTGCCTAGAAGCAGATAAAACACTGGAAGCAGGAGAAGTATTTCTAGTCCCTACAGGTATTGCTATTCATATCAGCAATCCAAATATAGCAGCAATGATTCTCCCTCGTTCTGGGTTGGGACATAAGAACGGTATTGTGCTAGGTAATCTTGTAGGTCTTATTGATTCAGATTATCAAGGACAATTAATGATTTCTTGCTGGAATAGGAGTAACGAGTCTTTTGTAATTAAAACAGGAGATCGTATTGCTCAGATGGTTTTTGTTCCTGTTGTACAAGCATCCTTTGAAGTGGTTACTGAATTTGAAAGTAGCTTGCGAGGAGAAGGTGGCTTTGGACACACAGGAAAGTAATTTGAAAGGAATTAAATGACAGATAATACTTTACCAAGTGAATATCAGTCTTATATAGCTCTTAGCCGTTATGCTCGATGGCTAGAGACTGAAAATCGAAGAGAGACTTTTAAAGAGAGTGTCAGGCGTTACTTTAACTATTTTGAAACTAAGTTTCCGTTTCTTCTAAACGAAGTAGATTGGAAAGAAGCAGAACAAGAATACTTGAAATTAGGTATTGTTGGTTCAATGAGAGCTTTGATGACTGCTGGCCCTGCATTAGAGAGAGATAATGTAGCAGGTTATAACTGTGCATATACAGCTGTAGAAGGAACAGGTGAACAAATAGTATTTGAACATGAAAAGCTAGATGAACCTGTAGTAATTACACTATCCACACCTATTGACTTTGATGAAACAATGTATGTTCTGATGTGCGGTACAGGGATGGGGTTTTCAGTAGAACGTCAGTATATTAACAACTTACCGAAAGTAGGTAAGAAACTAAATCGCCGTATATATGCTCCTAACAATAAGAATTACCCTAGCGTTGATAAACAAGAAATTTCTTTAATTGATAAGAAAGGAAATATAATTCATGTTCATGACAGTAAATACGGATGGGCTTCAGCTTTAAGAATTCTGATTGTAGAGTTGTACAATGGTAACTTTGATATTAAATGGGATCTTTCTCAACTTAGAGAAGCAGGTGCTAAACTAAAGACTTTTGGAGGAAGAGCTTCTGGACCGGCACCTTTACAGAATCTATTTACTTTCGCAGTAGAGCTTTTTAAGAATGCTAATGGTCGTAAGTTAAATTCGATTGAGTGTCACGATCTAATGTGTAAGATTGCTGAAATTGTAGTTGTAGGCGGCGTGAGACGTTCTGCACTTATCAGCTTAAGTAATTTATCAGACGAGCGTATGAGACAAGCTAAATTTGGTTCCTGGTGGGAATCTCAACCTCAACGAGCATTAGCTAATAATTCTGTTTGCTATACTGAAAAACCAGACATACTTTCTTTTATGAAAGAATGGGAAGCCCTTATTGCTTCTGGTTCAGGTGAGCGTGGTATATTTTATAGAACAGCAGCAGAAAATCTTGTGCCTGAAAGACGCAAGAGAGATAGTTATAAAAACTATGGTTGTAATCCGTGTAGTGAAATAGTATTAAGAAGTAAACAATTCTGTTAATAAATAGCAGAAGTAAAATAGGGTGAATTGCTGGGAAGCCTAAGTTGAAAAATAAGGTAATCAGCAGCCAAGCTTAGAAGGCGACTTCTTTGAAGGTTCAACGACTAAGGAATACTTACTCCCGTAGTAAATGAATCCTGTACGCTCAAGTGAGCGGAAGCGCCCTACCTGACAATTAGTCAGTGATGATATAGTCTGAACTATATGGAAACATATAGAAGAGTATTGTTAAGCTTCATAAAATATGTTAAAATGTTAAATTACATAATTTATAAAAGGAGCTTGTTTTATGGAATTAAAGAAGAACAGAGAAGGTTATTTAGTAGGAACCAATTACAGGGAATGTACAAACTGCGGTGTAGTTTTTGAAATAACGAGCAAAATGACGCTTTGTAAGAAGTGTAATAGTTTAAGGGTTAAATCATTAACACCTGAGTGGAAAATGCACCAAAGAGCTAAACAAAGATCAAAAGAAAGAAACTTAGAATTTAATTTAGAGTTTTCAGATATAATAATTCCTGACATATGCCCAGTGCTTGGTATAAGTATGAATGCAAACAGCGGAAGATCTGGAGCGTATGCAAATTCTCCTTCCTTAGATCGAATAGACTCTACTAAAGGTTATACTAAAGATAATATTCAAGTTATCAGTCAATTAGCAAATGCAATGAAACACAAAGCAACACCAGAACAATTGCTAAAATTTGCAGATTGGATATATAAGACATATAAATACTCTATCACAGATTAACGACCTGTGTTTAACAAAATTGAATTTAAGCGAGGTAGTAGTAAGAGCAGAAGATACTTTAGAAGTATTGAAATTAAAAGTTAAACTAGCTACTATCTTAGGTACAGCTCAAGCAACTCAAACAAACTTCAAGTATCTTAATCCAATTTGGCAAAAGAACACTGAAGAGGAAGCTTTACTTGGAGTATCCTTAACAGGTGTAATGGATCATCCTATTCTTAACGATAGACTATCTTTCTTAAAGATTGATGACACATACTGGACCTTAGAAGAAATACTGGTAGAGCTTAAAAGTGTTGCAGTAAAGACTAATGAATTATGGGCAACTAAGTTTGAAATTAATCAAGCTTCTGCTATAACCTGCAACAAACCTAGTGGGACAGTGAGCCAGTTGACTAATGCTGCTTCTGGTATTCATGCAAGACATAGTGAATATTACATCCGTACAGTAAGAGCTGATAAAAAAGATCCTCTAGCTATTATGATGAAGGATGTAGGATTTCCTGTAGAAGACGATGTTATGAAACCTACAAGTGGATATGTGTTCTCCTTCCCTGTAAAGGCTCCTGAAGGTTGTGTTACTCGCAAGGATAGATCTGCTATTGAGCAGTTGGAACTTTGGAAGGTATATCAACTACATTGGTGTGAACATAAGCCTTCTATAACCGTATCTGTAAAGAATGAAGAGTGGTTAGACGTAGGCGCATGGGTGTATAAGAATTTTGATATTATGTCAGGTGTAAGTTTCTTACCTATGTCAGAACACACTTATCAGCAAGCACCTTATCAAGATATTACAGAACAGGAGTATTATGACTTTCTAAAAAAGATGCCTGTAAATGTAGATTGGTCTTTGCTTTCTAAATACGAGAAAGAAGATACAACAATAGGAATGAAGGAGTATGCTTGTTCTTCCGGTCAGTGCGAGGTGTTATGAGATGAATTGGCCAGATTTGAAATTTCCACCTGTAAATTTATGGAGTTTACCTTATCAATTAAGGTTTGACATAGGTAATAAAATAGATTAACATAAGTATCAAGGAATGACGTATGACAGTTATAAAACACGTTCGCTAACCGAGGGGTTCCACGCTTATGAAACGGAGTGGAGGCATACACCTAGCAGGAGTAACGACCTGCCATTCCTTCTTTTATTTTAAATAGGTAATTAAAATGGCTATAGTAAAGTTTTATTGTGATAACGGAGCTAACATTCATTCTTGCCGTACTGAAAAAATAGATACAGAGAAAGATTGGGGTTTGTTAGAAGGTGAATGGGAATCTATGTCTGAAGATGAGAAATATGAAATGGCAAAAGAATGGGCTTTTGAAAAACTTGATATTGGATACATTGAATAATGGAAATCTTTAAAGTAAAACAATGCGTACGTTTTGCAAATGGTATCGGAGATTGGTATGTATTAAATACAGAAAGTCATCTACACATCGCTATTGAATATGCTGAGAGAATAGTCAATAATGGCTTGGCAGACAGAGAGGATATTGCTATCGTCCGTGAATTATATGAAGAAATTCATTGGTAAGTACGGAAGCCTTAACTGAACGTAATAATTGGCGAGAAGCTTTGAGACAAGGTGTAATCCCTGAAGAAGTTGGAGTACAACTTGACTTATATAGGAAACTAAGAGATGATCCTACTTGGCGCAGTACAAGATTCTTAGAAGCCCTTGGTGAGATGGCGTTAGCATTTGAGGATACATTGAATCATGAAAGTATTTGAAGTAATAACAGAACGTTGTACAGAAGATTCTACTGAAGTAATTACAACTGTTCAATATGTGACCTCTAAAGAGAATACATTGTTATCTGTTACTAATTATTTCACTGAACATTGTGAACAGTACGAAATGAACTTGAAGAGTGTAAGAGAAGTATTAACTATTGTACAACATATAGGATAAATTAAATGTGTGGTGAGAATTACATAACAGGAAAGAATTTCAAACTTACAGACGAAGAATTAAAAGCAGATGCAGAATGGTTCAAACACGCTACTCTAGTCACTCTTCCTGAACTTTACGAAGAAGTACAAGGTTGGCGAAGACGATTTCCACAGTATGAGTATGATAAGAAGTGGGATTGTATAATTGATAAGAGAAAATACGATGAATGACTCCCCTTATGAGGTAGCAAATTATCTTATAAATAAGATTGAAAAATATCTGTGGTGCAGACAGTATAGAGATGGTATTATAGACAGGGATAAAGTTACAATATATCTAGGAGAGAAAGAACGACAAGCTATGCTTAGAGTTTATAATTACGCATCCGCTAACATTTTAGATAATACTTTATTAGGTTGTAAAGTAATCTTTGTGAAAGAAGAAAGTCATTTTAATATTGTGTAAAGTAAAGGAAGATAATGAACAAATTTATTGAAGCATCAAATGCTATAATGATTGTAGCTTTATTACTAATCTTCATTGCTGCATTATTCTCGCTTCCTATAATGTTGTTATGGGATTGGTTGATGCCTACGTTGTTTGGGCTAGGTACGATCACTTGGACACAAGCTTGGGGATTAAGTGTGTTATGTGGATTGTTGTTTAAGAGTTCTTGTACTAAATAATATGCAAGAACTAATCAATCGTATAGCGGCGTTATGGGTTAAAAATGGCGGCACTCTTGAAGATTTCTGGAAGTATAAGAGAAATATTGAAGAGTCTATTGCCAACGAACAGGAGAAGTTAAGTGTTACTTAAATGGTGGAAAGCACGGAAACAACGAATCCTTGAAGAAGAGGCAGAAAGAGAACGTATTTTAAATGAGCGAGTAAACTCTAAACAGAGAGAGTTAGATTCTCGTTTAAATATTGAGCAAGAGAAGATGTACGCGAATCATTGCCCTTTTGAAAATAGGACTTGTAATCATAACAGGAACTGTGTTCATTTTTACAATGGGTACGCTCACGCTTATTCTATTGAAGATTATGTAACTTACAATTATAAGAGTCCATGTTGTAGGTTATGGGAATCAAATTAATTAAATTGGAGAAATAAAATGGGTTTAGTAATTAAAGAAGATCTTTTAGAACAGATTAAGGGTAAGACGCTTGTTGACTACAAGTTCACATACGGCAATGAGGAAGTAATCTATATGATCGACAGTGAAGGCAATGAAACATCTCTGCGTATCCCAGCAGCGTTGCGTGATCTACTGCTAGATTTTAGTCATATCAATGATTATAAACTTGGGAAGAAGGTAGCATGAGTAATGATATTGCACTGTTGCAGCAACAAGAACTTATGATGAGAGGAGCTGTAGCAATGCTCCCCGAAGAAGACCAAAAGAAATGTAAAGAACTTGAACAAAAGATTTTGGAATTTGTAGAGAATGAAGGCGAAGTTGGTGGGATGGCAGTTGCATTAGCTGCTACGATCCTTGTTAAAAAGTATAGATAACCATGCCCATCTATACCTTCTCGTGTGTTTGTATAGACTGTGCTAATGTACAAGAATCCTTTCAGAAGTTTGATGATCCACCTCCTCCTTGCGAGAAGTGTGGATAGAAGACGGAGAGAGTGATAACTCCCACTAAGTTATGGTTCCAAGAGCCGTTCAGACCTACAGGAAAGAGGATTTATTAATGATCAATAGTATTAAAGAGTTTTTCAAAGGTGTTTGGAATAATCTCACAAGGCTTGATGTAACTATATTATCTTTAGCTAGTGCATATCTAGCTTACAAGGGTTATGCAGAGTATGCTCTTATAGACCAAGCAAGAACTGTTACACTGACATATGGATGGTGGTTGCTTGGTATCTTGGACAAATGCTTCTCCATAATCTTACTAGCTTGGTTATTTGGTATTCTATCTGAGCGTGATTCAAAGAAGTAATTTATATAGCCACCTTGGAGAAATCCTTGAGTGGCTTTTTTGCTTTATACAGCCTTGACAAAAGTAATGATCTTATATAAGATACAATCACTGACAACACAACGGAGATTTACAAATGCAACCTGACATTACATTAGCTGAAAAATACCTACGCAAAGTAGAAGACGCTAAGAACAGAGGTATAGAATTTAACCTCTCGCTCACATCTTATAAAAATATTCAACGAGCTAAGAGATGTTATTTTACAGGAATCACTCTTACAGATGTACCTAACCTAGCCAACACTCGCACTATTGATAGAATTGATCCTACTAAAGGTTATGAGAAGGGCAATGTAGTAGCTTGTTCTTTTGCGGCTAACTACTTTAAGTCTAAGATTGAAGTTGACACAGGCTTGAATGTTAATCAAATGTCTAAAGTTATTGCTAAATGTGATACTTTTAAAGTGATAGGTATCAAGAAGAATAGGGATGTTGATAATTTTGAAAATACTGAAAAACTAGAGAAGGTTCTTTCAGTAAGTAAGATTACAACTAAAGAAGAAAAAACTGTTATTAATACAGATAATAAAACTAAACTTGGACCTCTTATAAAGTTCCCCGGTTTAAGAAAGCAGGATTTGACGAATAAGGTAAAAGGGAAATTCTTTGTATTAGGTTATCTAGGGGACGGACAATGGAGTATGAAATGTAAATGCGGAGAAGAAGTGAAAGTTAAATCTTCTAAAGTGAAGAACACTGCCCCTATTTGTTGTCCTAAGTGTGGATATTAAAGTGAGACGCAAAGCTATTAGATACTGTAGATCTTACGGCGAAGCCTACTGGCTAGACTGTATTGCAGAGATGGGTTGTCCCCGGAGCAGATGTTATAAAATGACATGGTGGAGAACCAACTATAAGAAATGCTGGACTAGATTTAGGATTAACAATGGGCAGTTTAGACGAAAGAATAGGAAAGGATATAAAAATGACATTTAAAAATATGAAGTTTCATGTAAAGAATCCAGCTGAATCTGAAGCTGTACAGAAGAAATTGTATGCTCTAGGCTACAAATGGCTTCTTGGGAACAATACTTACAAACATACAACACACCCTGTACTTTACACATACTCAGATGGAGAAATACTATATCAAGAAAGTTTAGAAGGTTTTGAACAATATGAGCATGAAGAAGTAAACGTACAAGAATTTATTAAAGGAGAAAACAACACAATGACAACCCTAGAACAACAGATTAAAGATACACAAGAACAACTAGAGAAGCTTACCAAGGCTTTGGAAGAACAAAAGAACAAGCTTAAAGAGTGGCCTCAAGTAAACGATGAGTATTACATTGTACGTCCTACAGGTATTATAGATTCTCTTTTTTATACTCAAGAATCTTATGATGAGAATTGTAAAGCGATGCACAACTGTTTCAAAACAAAAGATAAAGCAGAGCATTATCGAGATTGGTTGAAGAGTCCTGTAACTCATTCAAGGTACTTATTGCAGAAGGTAGCTGATGAGTATAATGGAGATTGGAAATATAAGCCTAACGTAAATCATGGATATTTTATCTATATTAGTAATGATAAAATGCGCATTACTTTTGATTGTGCCTTTATACAAGCAAAGATTTATTTCAAAGATATAGAAGGTTGTCAAAAAGCTATCGAAGTTCTAGGTGAAGAGACTATCAAACTTGCGTGTGGGGTTGTGTAAGAAAAAAGGAAGTCATATGAGCAGTACAGTATATGAGGGTAATTTCTATAATGAAACATACACTAAATAAGTTTTGATGCAACAGCTTGAGAAAGCTATACATGATTTGAAAATGTGTGATAGTAATTTATTCTATTTTGATTTCGCATCTCTTCATATAGAAATAGATAGAAATGAACCTGCTATTTATGTTTTTACTTAATTGAAAATTTAGACATTAAAAAACCCTCGAAGGCTTAATACCTAAGAGGGTTCATCTAGCTTTAATCACTTTCTATCCACGTCATATTCACGCCTACATCAGTACTACCTGTCCTTGGAGTTGCATATACTACAAACATCTGAGAATTAGTAGATTCAAAGTTCTGGCTTATATAAGAGTGTTGGTTCACAAACTCTGTAGTAGAGTTAAAAGAATCTCCTTTATTAGCCTGTCCAGAGAATACATTCACAATCTCTATTACGTGCATATGACTTGCTGTTAGAGCTGAGATATTAGTAGAATACTCAACAGCACTAGAATCG